TCAGGGGTATCGTCGGCAGCGTCAGATGTTTATAAGATACAGGGGTTTTGTCAAAGCCCTTAAGGTTGTTCACTCGATCTCCCCATCTATCCATTGCTGTTTGTTGACGAGAAGAAGCTTCGCCTGCCTCATGAATACCTCTATAATAGTCGAGATAAGATGTCGCCTTCGTGAGTTGACGCTTAACATTATCTCTTAATGACTTTATAAGGCCTGGTGTTGAACAGAAGTCATCTAACGGTATGAACAAGCCTTTTCCAGCGTGGTAGCCATAAACAGTAGGGTCGGTTATAATCTTCATTTCGCACCCCCTTTCTGAACACTACTTTTAATGTGATCAGGCAAAGAATAATATTCGTCGCCATCGTCTGGTACAGGCTGAATAGACTCTTGAGAAGAATCGAAGCCAAACATTCCAACAACATCCGTGAAACCGATGCTAAATATAGGCATCGGATTAGAGCTATTCTTGTAGACTGCGATAAACGCCTGGGGTCCTTCCCAAACTTTGAAGATGAATCTTTCTTCTGCCTTTGGAACAGCGTTGTATTTTTCTTTAAATTCTTCAACAACCTTGTTGAATGCTTTTCTGTCCGCTACAAGAACTCTTTTATAACTCTTCATACAATCAGCAAGTGGTGCGAGAACTTTAGGAAATGAAAAGGCTCTATTATAACAATCAAAGAATATCATTTCTCACCCCCTTTCTGAACACTACTTTTAATATGATCGGGCAAAGAGTAATATTCGTCGCCATCGTCTGGTACTGACTGAATAGCACTCTGAGAAGAGTCGAAACCAAACATACCATGTACTGGTGTGAAATAGATGCGCAATACACACTTCTTCGTAGAGTTGTTTCTGCGAACAGAGATAACTCCGATAGGATCTTTGCTAACCTTGAAAAGAAATCTTTCTTCAGCCTTTGGAATAGCACGATATTTTTCTTCCAAGTCTTCAACAACCTTGTTGAATGCTTTTTCGTCCGCTACAAGAACTCCTTGGTATTTCTTCAGACAGTCAGCAAGCGGTGCGAGCTCTTTTGAGATTGAAAAATCTATAAGGCAATAATCAAAAAATATCATTTCTCACCTCCTTTCTTATCACTGCATTAAGATTCTTACTGAGTTCATCGCTGAAACCTTCCAAAGAAAGCACCTCTTTATAATGCAGACGTAAAACATTTTCAGCGAAGCTGAGTTTTGTAGTTGTACAGATATAGATATAACCGTTATCAGCTTCAGCAGTGAGTTTGTATTTCCCCTTTGCCTTTGGAATGGCATCCAGTTCTGATTTTAGTTCTTCAATAAACGTCTTCAGCGTAGATTCGTCAGCCATAAGAGCTTGGTAACGTCGCTCCATACAGATAACAACAGGCTCAAGGTACTTCGGAGTAGAAGATGCCTTGAAATAATAATCAAAGAATATCATGCCTTGCCTCCTTTCTTAATTATACTTTTTAAATGATCTGGGAGAGTGAAAATTGCTTCACCTTTATCGGGGATAGGAAAAATCTCAAGGTTCTGCTGTTCGCACTGGGTAGAACTCTCGAAAGTTTGAAAGCCCCATAAGCCAAGTATGTCAGAGAAACCTATACTTATCACCGAGAATGGGATTTCGTTATCATCAATAGCGATAGAACTATCAGAAAGATTGAGCGTATATTTTTTATTCGCATTAGGAATCGAGTTAAACTTCTTATACACCTCATCGATAAATACTGCAAACGTATCAATGTCTGCTACAAGAACCTTGTTATATTTCTTTATAAATTCGGAAAGCGGTTCAAGGTCTTTAGAGATAGAAGGAACCTTGCGATAATCATAAACGAATATCATGCCTTGCCTCCTTTCTGTTTCTTTTCTGATTTATTCATACGATAAACTAAGTAGCCTGCACAGAGGGTTGAAACTACGGATGTAATAGGCTGCTGTTCGATGGCTACAGCTGCTACAATCACGCACAAAGATACAAGGTTAACTCGAATCACCAAACGACGGGTAACTGAGAACTCGCAGATACGGCTATAAAACTCACTCTTCGAGTCGAGCCAAAGATTAAGAGACTTGATTTTGCGCTGTATCGTAGCACGTACGTCGATAGGCTGCTGTTGCTTTGCAGAGCTCTCGAATTCGATTACTTGTTGCATATTGCACTCGGTTTTGACATTACCCAGAACCGCTGGGTACGGATACGAAAAAGCGGATGCTCTTCCTGTTCGTCAAAACCGAGATTTCTCCACAAGGGCTAAATCACATGGAAGGCATCCGCCATATCTTCGTTGCAGTGGTCTGCAATATGGGCACAAAAATAAGCCCAACGAAGTCTAATAAGTTCGGGGCTTGATATCATCTCGCCCTTGTTTGAGAACATTGTTCTCGGTTTTGACAGTTGCAAAGATAAGAAGTCTTTTTGTAACCGCCAAATAAAAACGCAAATATTTTTTGCATTACGCAAAAATTACCATTCGTCTTTAGTTTCTACTTCACGTTTATCGACAAACTTTTCAAGACTGGTTGAAATTCTCTCAAAGAGGCTTTCACAAAGGGGCTTTCCATTCTTGAAGAAATACTTGTATCCAGCCTTCCTATTTGCACCTTCTATACCTATCTCTTTTAAATCCTTTGGAAGGGAATCTACAAGAACTCCAAGATTATTGTCATACATAGCTTTGCGAATAGGGTCGTGACGGAAGTCACTTAAAGTAAGTTTCAATCTTCCATCTTTGAATTGAACATCTATTAGATACTTGATGTGACCCTCAAGACTTGAGAATATCATATTTGTATTGAATGGAATGTTTCCATTACCTGTCAATTCTTTACCTGGGTTCTCATCTTTCAATACAGCTCGTGAATCAACATAGGTACGCACAAACCAATTCTTAGTAACATCATACAACTGTTGAGCGGTTAACCCATCCTTCTGAATTACCTTTGTAAACATCAAAGGCTTCTGTGCGAAACACATGATCGTACTAACAAGTAAGATACATGTAAAAAACAATTTTTTCATATATTTGATAGCTTTTAGTTAATATTAGTTGCAAAGGTACAAAAAACGGATAGAAACGCAATAAAAACGAAAAGAAAAAGCCCCTCGCATTGCGAGAGGCTAATATGCACCCATAGGCGATGAGTGACTTTTGTCTTAAGGTCAATGAGAACCTCGCCTAAATATTTTCTGCTGCACGACGGATGCGGTTGGATAGGTCGATAAGTGCGCCTCGCATCTGCTCGGTCTCCTGTTGGTTGAAACCGCCTGCACCTCCGTTGCCGTCAATGCCATCCATTTTGTGGTAAAACCAAGAGGAAGATTTCTGAAAGTAGGTATTGGCAAAATCACGCCATGAAACTGACATTAAGATGTCTTGTACTTTTCTTTTCATATCAGTAACTACTACTGGGTTTGTCATAACTGTTTCCATTGTTGCTTTTTTTTAGAGTTTTACTTTTATTGTGCCTCTCCCTCGTAAGGGAGAGGTCTTTGGCTTTATTCGTATGGCTGTCGGACCATTTTGTCGAAGAGTTCCTGTAAATCCCAAAGGAGTTGTGGATAGCCATTTGGATAAGATTTATTATAGTTTCTCATCCTTTCAAGGAGTTCCCTTTCTTCAGGTGTAACCTCCATCATTTCTTTTTTCTGTTTCATATTCTCATTGTTTTCTTATGACAATACAAAGGTACTACAAATTTTTGTAGTATGCAAATATTTACTATAAAAAATCGTAGTAAAATTGAATATTTAACATTTAAAACATTTTCGTGACTTAACGAAATTGATAACTATTGATAGAAAGTTTATTTTTTCTCAATATTCGACATAAAAAAGCCGTAACAGTTCGGAAACTGCTACGGCTACAAAGAAACGAGCATCGTGTTTTATTTTTCAACGGTCACGAAGCCGTTGTTGATTAGGTCGGCAAGGAAGGCATCGGGGCTGTCAGTCGAAACAAGGTAGCCCTCAAGTTCCTGTAAGCGGTGAGCAAAGCGTACCATATATTCTTCGTCTGTACCTTCGCTATCGAAGCGACTGCCTGCATGGAGCTGGTGAAGGAACGACTCGGGGCTGTATGCTACAATTCTGTGATTGTCTCCTTTAATGTGGTAGGTTTTGAATTTTGGTGCATCTACTTGTTGACGTTCGGGAACTAAATTATGAGGAAGTCGGCTTTGTTTTTTTGCCAAATCCATAATAGTACCAAAGAGACCTTTTGGAGAGATGGTCGGCTTTTGCTGACCATCTCTTGTTTCTATCTTTATTCTTCTCATACTGCTAATTTTTTTGTTCTTATCTTTAGGTAAAGTTTTTCGCTTTCGGTGAGGAAGGGGATGTTCTGAAGGGTTGTGCCTGTCTGTACCTTTCCTTGTTTTGCAAAGGTAATCATTTTTGAGAGAAAATGAATCCAAGCGGACATTTTTGTGAAGTTGGTAGAGCCTCCGTGCTGGCGGAACTCAACCGTGCGGTGGCGTGCGTAAGCTTCGAGGTTTACCTTGTGGTAGCGGTTGTGAGCGAAAGCAGTTCTAAGGTCGCTAATATTAGAAGCTCGGTTGATTGCTATCTCTGAAATGGTGGAAATGGTCCTACAGTAGCGGTTGTTGCGTCTGCTTAGTGGCATAAAGTGGTCGATAACGTTCTCAAGGCGTTTGTAAGAGATTATGAGGTTCTTCCAAGTCTGAAGGTCGAACTCCGCAGCGTCCATGTGAACGTGAAGTCCGCAAGAGTCGTTAACCTTAGCGTTGCAGAGGTCGAGGACCCAGCAGACCTTTTCAAGTTCCTCAAGTCCTTGCTCTCCGTGGAGGATTGGGCTAACGAGTTCGAAGGTGTTGTTGCCTGAAAGGCTGCTGTCAGTAACCAACTTCCAATGGTCGTTGTGGTCTGTGTGGTTGTAACGCTCAACGTTAACTCTGATGCCTGCTGCGGTAAGTTCTCTTGCGAGGCGTTCACGTGTGCAGTTGTAAGCTTCAATCTCGATACCGAAGTTGCGGTTGAAAGTGTAGTCGAGTTGTGGAAGAACTGTTGTCGCTGCTTGCGCTGCGTTCTGTGTGATTCCCTGCATCATTCGCTTGTAGACGTTCTGCACAAATCCGTAGTTTCCGTTTGCTACAAGGTCAGCAACCTGTCTGCGTGTAAGTCCGAGGGTGAGGAGCTTCTGAATTTTTGAAGTCTTTGTTCCGTTCTCGTTAAGAATGTTCTGAATTTGCTCGTTCATAATCTTTGTTTTTTGAATGTTCTTTGTTTCTAATTGTACTGCTAAGGTAACACTATAATAAGGAACACGCAAGTACTATCGCCTTTATAATCAGTGATTTAGAAGTAATTATCTAATGATAAAAAACGATACAAAAAGGGCTAACGCATCACTGCGTTAGCCCGTCATCCTAAACAATCTTCAATCTGAAAAAACTATTAACTATCAAACTATAATTCTACCAACTTATTAACGATACAAAGGTAAGGATTTAAGGCTGTTTCGCAAAGGACCGACTTAAAAGGTGCGTTCCAAGCGTGTCAGGCGCAACACAATTGAGCATCAAGGTCCAACCAACCGAGGAGAGTTCTGTAGCGACAAAAGGAATCATCTCCGCCTTGTCGAGTTCGCCTCGAGATATCCAATCGAGTTCGCCTTCTTCAGCATCAGCAATCATCCAAGCGTGAATCTTAGAGAGTAGGCGAAGTGCAGAATCGGAGGCAAGCATATATTCAGCAGCGTCAGCACGGTTCGTCATCTTGCTTGCCACGGTGATAGCGATACGCTGGGTTACCTGGTAAGAGTTGCGTCCATCCGCTGACATATTTAGTTCGCCATAATCCACGAATAGGAACGAGCCCACTAACTTATCGATACGCTGCTTCAATTCATCGAATGACTGACCATAGACATAGTTGGCTATCTCAGGGAGTCGCGACACATTGGGAAGTTTGTCAAGAGACTCCGCAAGGTCATTATAACCAGGGAAATCACTCGCACCATTGGTAAGTATAGCACGAACCCCCTCTTTTGACGGGTATTGTGCGAAATAGAGAAACTGATCTTTAATCATAATATCTTATCGATTACAGAGATAGGAAGCCCTACCTCCTCACTGATTTTTAATTTATCCCATCCAAAACCTTTCATATCCTTGACTGCATCGATAGTCTTCTTACGCAACACCTTCAGATAAGTAAGTACGTTCATCTGCTCTATCTGTTTTGCATTTCCAAGCCCCTCCTTGGAGAGGTCGTAGAGCGCATCAGAGGCATCGGTGGTGATAGGCTGCTTGGGTTTATGAGCGAACTTAGACAGCAGAGAGAATGAAGTTTTACTAAATAGATAATTGTTAAACGCCTGAAAATTAAACGATATAGCTGTAAGCGTTTCGAGTGGAAGTTTAGCGAAATCGTTAGCTAACTCGTGCGCACGCTCAGAATTGTACTCTTTCTCTGGATAGTATAAGATTGCTGCGAGCAACGGCAACGACTCCTCACCTCGTTCAATAAGCCCCTGCGCCTCGACATACTGAAGGGCAGTAAGAGAGCAAGTAAGCGTACCGAAACTCGTCTCAATTCGATAACCAGGATAAGAACGCTCGCCAATCTGGACTGAAGGGATGAGCTGCGCACAGAAACAGAGGTCGATTACGTATTGATAGTCGAGCCTGCGCAGCACACGTGCAAGTGGTATATTCAAACGATAAGGATCAATACGACGGCATAACTCGTAAGTATCCTCGTCGACACCATCCAAGACACTATTGTTATCAGGGTAGTTTATCTGAAACATAAATGTGAGTTGTTCAGAGATTGCGACGAGGTTAGCAATCTGTTCCTCTGAATGGAACTTGCGCTTGCTCCAACCCATTATATCGCACAGCCAATTAATCCGAACCTCTCCTGCGGAGAGTTCCCCTGCTGCCATACGAAGGAAGTCACCCACAAGTCGGATATACTGGCGGTCGTTCATCGCATCCCAACGGTTAGGGATGCGATGTATTTCACCTTTATATACAAGTTCAATATCCTTCATTATGGCAACATTATGATATTATCATCAGGGTTGTTGTACGCAGAATTAGAACAGAAGTCTGAAACAGTCTCAGAAGAGAGTAGCGTGTCAGCATTAGAGAGGAGTTCTTCCGCTTCACGATCGAGGCGGTCGGCAAGTGCGAAGATAGCACTGGATTCATCCTTGCCAGAGCGTGCAGCGTGACTATCATCGAAGAGGTTTCGAATCGTCGAAGGGAACTCGAGGATATCAAACCTACGGAGCGACTTTGCAATGGTCTTCTTTACCAAGGCAAGCAATAAGATAGGACGAATGCGCTCTCTATTGTCATCTGTAAGTTTCTCGAAGTAAATCGACATAACTTCATCGAGCGTTTCCTTCTGCAATGGTATAGTTCTGAAGAAGTAAAGATAAGATGCATCGATAGGATAGATTGAATCCATCTGATCCATTGTTTTTATTTCGCATCGCTCCAAGATAGGGAAGTAAGGTGTCTTGCGCCACAGTTCTGCAATCTTACCTTCAGTAGGTTCTGACAACAGTTGCACGAGCGTATCGATAGCGTTGCAATAATTTTCCATGTAGGAACGCTTCATCGCCTCCAGCTCGTACTTATACACATTGACCTCGCCCTTCCTTCGATTAACACTATCAAAGATGATTTGATTTGCCATGGTCATGTTCGCCATAGCAGCACGCAATGCTTCCATAAGAGGAGAGTTTTCTTCCTCCTTTAAAAGCTCATCGAATACAGTACGACTGATTACGGTTTCGATGCGTTTGCGAGCGGTAAGACCAGACGAACGCAAATCATTCAGGTCCATATTAGTTTCCACTCCAGGCGCATAAAGACTGAAGGTGGAGAAGTTCTTAAAAATGTCTACGAGTATATTCATGACTGCTGCTGATTTAGTCTATCTTTCGGTGCAACGTCTTCCTGTCGCTGAGGAACCTCACGATAGAAGCCTATGCGATAGCCTTGCTTATAGAGGTCTGGGAAATTCAATCTGAGAGCGAGATTAAACGGTTCTGCACATATCTCATCCTCTGGAGTAAGCGACATTATATAGATAAGGTAGTTATAGTAAGCATCAGAACCCGACTTACTAATAACACCATCTTTACTAACCGCTGTGATAGAGGCATCCAAACCTACGCTTGACAGTAAGGCTTCTTCTGCTCGTTTATCATACGAGATCAAAGACTCGATATATTCCTTATACTTAAGGTCGATAGTCTCGATTCTCCACTGCTGCTCATTTCCAGAACTGTCCATGAACGAGATAGAAGAGTAAGCCTTGCCTTGGTTATCTGCACCGCTCAGATAGTCGCCTATCTTACGCAACTCCAATCGCATATACTCTACAAGCAGCGATTCACGATATTCGGTACCGATGCTGATACCGTTATACTTCACCAATTCCTGTTTCTTAGATGAGCGAACCTTATTCTCCTCGCATAGCTTAACTAACTGATTACGTTTGCTTGACACCCACGCATTCGGAATTATGATGTGTATCTTCGCTGCAAGGGAATTACGCAGGAAGGAGTTAATATAGGAGGCGGTCTTGTTGCTGCCTTGAATATATGGACGTGCGCCCTGGTGGGTTTCGTTCACACCGTAGAACTCATCGACGGATTTCTCACGGTGGTGTGACACGGCAGCGAATAAATAGTTGTCAACTTCTGACAATGCGAACTTAGGGTATATCTTGTAATTGCCTAAGCCGTATGTCCACCGTCCTACTGCAATGTTGTTAAAGTCTCCATAGTTAATCTGATCATAGGCAACATCCTTACGGGTGGTAGCAAGACGGCAGTGCTTATTCTCTAATGGTTCAAGACCTGCTACTGGCAACATACCAATACGCTTACCACGTGAGAACCGCCACTTAACGAAGTAATCACCGAACCAGTAGTAGTTCTTGATACAGGTCTTAGCAAACTCCTGTGCGGATGTTTCCATACCACGCTCTTGCCATGAGTTCAACCACTCATCCCACGCAGGCAGTGCAGTGTACTCACGTCGTAGCTTACCACCTTCTACTGTCTGCATATAGGCGCATGGTCCGTTACCATAGAGCATCTTAATCTCCTTGCTATACAAGCGAGGCAGCAGGCGGTTCTGCTTAATCTCCATCGTTACCTCTTCACACAGTGCGTTGTTCATACCACGCATACAGACCTGATAACCATTCACACTCATCCACTGGTGTTCATGTAGGCAAGTCTGTCTACCCTGTGGCACGAGTAGCCCTGGGCTTGTCGATAACTCTCTCCCTTCTCCAATCTGAAAGGAGAAGGTATTACCGTCCATGACGTAGAGTCCAGCGTTGCCGTGCAGTTCAATACTATCTGTCATAACCAATTTATCTTATGTAGTTTATATCCGTCTTGTGGAAAGCCCATATACCTAATGAGGATGCGATAACACATCTTAGGGTTCCCCTCTTGGTCCTCGAAGAGAAAGTAGTTCTCGGAATCGACCTTGAAGCACTCGTCTGGTAGTTGCGTGCGGTACTTGCAATGTTCCTTGACAACCATCTGCTCGCCTGCCATACCCTGTGAGCGAGCGTAAGGAAAGAAGCAGATAGTGAAGTCACCTTGTGGTACTCTGCTTATCTCTCTTGCCCATTGCATTGCATCGATGCCGTTCAATTCAATTGTCTTCTCCATTACTTGCGAAATTACTGAAAATCGCTGTGGGAACAAAGGACGATTTTATCCCCTCCCTGTCATATTTCCCAACTTTTGGAACGTTGCACCTCTTTTC